TCCCGGCTACCAGGGCATGACGCAGCTGGCCGTGCCTGCGACCCTGGGCTTCAGCAAGACCGTGCCTTGGGAAATGACCTCCCTCGAACTGCGCGATGCCCTGCAAGAAGGCCGCCTGGGCGAGTCCGCCAAGCAGAAGCTGGCCAGCGACATCAACATCGCCATCATGAACTCGGCCGCAAGCCTGGGTTCGCTGGTTGTGCCGATCGCTGCTGCTGCCGGTGACTATGACGACGTGGCCCTGTGCGACGCCATCATGAACGAGCAAGGCGTGCCCGACTACGAGCGCTTCATGGCTCTGTCCAGCCGCGACTACAACGGCCTGGCTGGCAATCTGGTTGGCTCTGCCCGTTCGTTTGGCAATCAGAAGTCTGACAAGGCTTATGAGCGCTCTTACGTCGGCATGGTCGCTGGTTTCGAGACCTACAAGATGGACTACGCAAACCGTCTGACAGCTGCTGCTGGCGGCGGCGCGATCACCATCGACACCGATGGCGCAGGCACTCAAGCCAACTACACGCCCCAGGCCACCTCGACTTCGGTCGGCGGCCAGATCAACGTGGACAACCGTTTCCAGACCGTGACTGTCAGCTCTTCTGCTGGCGTTGCTGCTGGCGATGCGTTCCAGATCGATGGCGTGTACGCTGTGCATCACATCACCAAGCAGTCCACTGGCCAGCTCAAGACCTTCCGCGTCGTGAGCGTGCCTGCTGGCGGCACCACCCTGGTGATCACGCCTCCCATCATCGGCGCTCAGGGCGTTGCCCCGACCGATGCCCAGCTGCAGTACAAGAACGTCGAGGTGGAAACCCCGTCGGACACTGCAGCCATCACCTTCCTGAACGTGAACACCGCACAGGTCAACGTGTTCTGGCAGCGTGATGCTCTGGAAATTCTGCCTGGCCGTTATGCCGTGCCTTCCGATGCTGGCGTCGCAGTGATGCGTGCCACCACCGACCAGGGCATTGAGCTGGTGATGCAGAAGTTCTACGACATTGACAGCATGACCATCAAGTACCGCATGGACACGCTGTTCGGTGTTGTGAACAAGAACCCCGAGATGTCCGGCATCTTGTTGTTCAACCAGTAAACCGGGAAAGACTGGGGGGCTCCGGCCCCCCTTTCTGCATAGGAGCTCAAAATGCCACTGACCAAAGGTTACTCAAGCAAGTCCATCGGGAAGAACATCTCGAAGGAAATGAAGTCTGGCAAGCCGCAAAAGCAGGCTGTAGCCATCGCTTTGAACGTCGCCACCAAGGCGGCCAAGGCTGCTGGCAAACCCAGCAAAGCGCCCAAGAAGGCCAAGAAATGAAGTCCGGCCTGTACGCCAATATTCACGCCAAGCGTGAGCGCATTGAGCGCCAGAAGGCTGCAGGCAAGACGCCTGAGCGCATGCGCAAGCCAGGCACAAAAGGTGCGCCAACCGCTGCCGCTTTCAAGGCCGCAGCCAAGACCAGAAAGAAGGCCAAGTGATGGAAGAGAACATCCTCGCCCCGAAATACCTCAAGAAGAAAAAGCCCGTGAAGGTGCGTAAGCCATCGCGCCCCATTGATGGCATCAATCACCGCCTGATGGCCGAGCAGGTCACCAAGATGCTGCAAGAAGTCGCAGTCGAAGTCTCGGCCGTGCCTGATGACAACGCAGCGCCCACCCGCATCGAGCTGATCGAGAAGGCCAAAGAACTCGGCCTGACGTTCACCAAGCGCACCAGCGACGAAAAGCTGCTGGCCATGATCACCGAAGCACTCAGCAAGCAGGAGGCCTGATATGGGTTACAGCAAGCGCCAGTTCGTTGCAGCCGCATTCGAGGAAATCGGCCTTGCATCCTATGTCTTTGACCTGCAACCCGAGCAGCTCCAGACCGCACTGCGTCGCCTCGATGCAATGATCGCAGACTGGAACGGCAAAGGCATCCGGCTGGGCTACCCACTGCCAGGCAGCCCACAGTACAGCGACCTTGACGAGCCGTCCGAAGTGCCAGACAGCGCGAACGAGGCCATCATCACAAATCTGGCCATCCGCATTGCACCCGGTTACGGCAAGGTGGTGATGCCAGAGACCAAGGCCGTGGCCAAGGACAGCTATAACACCCTGCTGCAGCGTGCGACTGCACCCATCCCACAGCAGATGCCCGTCACCATGCCGTCTGGCGCTGGCAACAAGCCATGGCGCGTGTACGACAACCCATTCCTGCGTCCTCCGGTCGATCCTGTCACCGCAGGCCCGGACGGCCCCATCGAGTACAACTGAGGACAAACCATGCCACAAATCAACCAACTGCCGCTGCTGCTCCAGGCTTCCACTGGCGACCAGATTCCCGTCTACACCCCGAACAACGGCGACGCACGACGCCTGCCGATCGGCTCCCTGTTGGCGCTTTTCCAGCAGACCTTCGCAGCCCCGACGCTGTCCACCAGCATCTCGACGCCCGGCACCGGCTTCAACATCACCGTGCCGACCCCTGTCAGCCAGCAGCAGTGGATGCTGATCCAGCCTGCTGGCACGTTGGCCTCCGGCACCGTGACCCTTCCGCTGAACACCCAGACGCCCGATGGCACTGAGGTGCTGATCACCACCACCCAGCAGATCACTGCCTTCACGTTGGCGCTGAACGGCGCATCTGCAGCCTACGGTGATCCTGGCACGCTGGCTGCCGAGGACTTTTTCCGCATGCGCTTCGTGCAGTCTCTGAACAGCTGGTACAGGATTGCCTGATGGCCACAAAAAAAGACCCGCGTCTGGCTCGCGTCGGTGTGGAGGGCTTCAACAAGCCCAAGCGCACACCGTCGCACCCGACAAAATCCCATGTCGTGGTGGCCAAGGATGGCGACCAGGTCAAGACCATCCGTTTTGGCCAGCAGGGCGTGTCCGGGTCTCCGAAGCGCGAAGGCGAGTCCAAGGCGGACAAAGCCCGGCGCGAATCATTCAAGGCCAGGCACGCTGAGAACATCGCCAAGGGCAAGATGAGCGCAGCGTATTGGGCCAACAAGGTCAAGTGGTGATCCATGCAGATTCCAATCCTCAACGGCATCTACGCTGACAACGGGCCAGACCTGCGCACGTCGTACCCGGTCAACCTGGTGCCAGTCCCAAAGCAGTCCGGCATCAGTGCCGGTTTTCTGCGTCCTGGTGACGGCATCGTCGGCAACGGCACCGGCCCAGGCATCGACCGTGGCGGCATCAACTGGAACGGCATCTGCTACCGTGTCATGGGCACCAAGCTGGTGACTGTGGCCAGCAATGGCGCTGTGACCGTGCTGGGTGATGTTGGCGGCCCCATCAACACCCTGGTGACGATGGACTACAGCTTCGACCGTCTTGCGATCGCGTCCGGTGGGCGTCTGTACTACTGGAACGGCGCACTCACGCAGGTGACCGACCCCGATCTTGGCCTGGTGCTGGATGTTGTTTGGGTGGATGGCTACTTCATGACCACCGACGGCGAGTTCTTGGTGGTGACAGAGCTATCCGACCCGACCCAGGTCAACCCGCTGAAGTACGGTTCCAGCGAAGTTGACCCCGACCCCGTGGTGGCGCTGCTCAAGCTGCGCAACGAGGTCTATGCGCTGAACCGCAACACCATCGAGGTGTTTGACAACGTTGGTGGAGAGTTTTTCCCGTTCCAGCGAATTGATGGCGCACAGATTCAGAAGGGCGTCATCGGCACGTTCGGCTGCTGCGTCTTCGTGGAGAGCATTGCCTTCCTTGGCTCTGGCCGAAATGAAGCACCAGGCATCTACCTTGGAGCGAACGCAACTGCTCAAAAAATAAGCACGCAGGAGATCGACCAGATTCTGCTCGGCTACACCGAGGCGCAGCTGGCTGGCGTGAAGCTGGAAGCACGCAACGACAAGGCCCACCAGCATCTGTACGTCCATTTACCAGACCGCACGCTGGTGTTCGATGCTGCTGCCACTGGAGAGCTGAGCCAGCCAGTCTGGTTCACGTTGACCACCAGCCAGGTCGGATTCAGTCAGTATCGCGCAAGGAATCTGGTCTGGGCCTACGACAAGTGGCTGATCGGTGACCCGCAGTCCAGCGCCATCGGCTATTTGGTGGACAACATCAGCAGCCACTGGGGCCAGATCGTACGCTGGGAGTTTGGCACGCTGATCGTCTACAACGAGAGCAACGGCGCGATCTTCAACGAGCTGGAGCTGGTCAGCTTGACCGGCAGCGTGGCGCTTGGCGTCGACCCCATGATCTCGACCAGCTACAGCGTGGACGGCAAGGCCTGGAGTCAAGACCGCAGCATCCGTGCAGGCACGACCGGCAGCCGCAAACGTCTGGCCTGGTTTCAGCAGGGCCACATGCGCAACTGGCGCATCCAGCGCTTCCGTGGCGACAGCCAAGCGCACCTTTCCTTCATTCGTCTTGAGGCTCAGATCGAGCCATTGGCCTACTGATGGCAACGCAAAAGCTCAACCTTACTCGTGACCAGCTCGCATCGTTCCTCAAGAACTTTGAGCAGGTCAAGCAGTTCGAGCGCCTGTTTGCTCTGGCAGATCAGATTACTCCATCACCGGACACGCCTGGCATTGAGGTGCTTGCCGGAAACAGCCAGGCCACAGCGAACGAGGCACTGGCTCAGATTGTGAGCCTGGCCAGAGATGTGGCCATCAACGCAGGCAACGCAGACCAGAAGGCCGTGCAGGCACTGGATACGCTTGGACGCATCGCCAACGCTCTGGAGATGCTGGCCACTGCGCCAGTGATCGAGAACAACAACTCGGTGGTGACGGACTACATCGACCTGCCAGAGATTGGCCCACACGTTTCGCAAGCTCGGCGCGTGCAATGGAACCGAGACGACGGCACGATGGACATTGGCCTATACGGCGGCAGCGTGCTGCAGGTCGGCCAGGAGCTGATGTACTATGCCAAGAACACCAGTGGCGCACTGATCGCTAACGGCACGCCAGTAATGTTCACTGGCACTGTCGGCGCATCCGGTAAGCTGACGTTCGGCCTGGCAGTGGCTGATGGCTCTGTGCCTGCTGAGTACATGATGGGCGTGGCAACGCAAGACATCGACGACAATGCCTTCGGCTACGTCACAAGCTTTGGCCTGGTGCGTGGATTCAACACCACCGGCGCACCTTATGGCGAGGTCTGGGCTGATGGCGACCTTTTGTATTTTGACCCTGCAACGCCAGGCACGTGGACAAACGTCCAGCCAGCTGCTCCAAGCATCAGTGTCCCTGTGGCCGTTGTTGTCAACGCTGGCTCTGGTGGTTCTGGCTCGATCTTTGTCCGCATGGAGCTGAGCGAATCGCTGAACAACCTGCAGGACGTCTATCTCAATGGCGGTGGCCCGAATGACTTTGACATTCTGGTCTACGACGCCAGCCAGACTCGCTGGGAAAACAAACCCGCATCTGCTGTGCAGGTGCTTGAATGGATGAGCATGTAATGGCCTTTCAGAACATCACACCAATAAAGCTCGGCCAGGCCGCCATCACCACTGGCGTGACCACGCTCTACACCGTCCCGGCCAGCACTCGCACGCTGCTTAAGGAATTCAGCATTGCCAACACCACAGGCGCTGCCATCAATGTGCGTGTGTTCCTGGTGCCTTCAGCTGGCTCTGCTGGCACTGGTAACGCTTTCCTGTACGACGTGTCTGTCCCGGCAAACAACGCCCTGCAGTACAACGGCGTGCAGGTCATGAACGCAGGCGAAACAATCCAGGTGCAGGCAGCGTCCGCAGGCCTGACAATCACAGCAAGCGGCGCAGAGGCCGTCTAAGGAGAAACCATGGCAGTCACAGCAAAACCACTCATTGGCTCCAAGCAGATGGAGGCGGCGCAGACCACGCAATACACCGCCACCAACTGCACGGCCATCATCGACAAATTCACCGCCACCAACACCAGTGCGGCCAACGCTGTGATCAGCGTCAACCTGGTGAGCAGCGGCGGCAGCGCAGGCCCGACCAACCTGATCGTTGACAGCCGCGCCATTGCACCGGACGAGACCTACACCTTCCCCGAGTTGGTTGGCCAGGTGCTGGCCAATGGTGGGTTCATCTCGACCACTGGCACGGCCACAGCCCTAACCATCCGCGCCTCTGGCCGTGAAATCACTTAAGGAGAGCACAATGGAAATGCCAAAGATCATGGTAGCTGGCTTCACCGGCCTGCCTGAATCCATGCCGTTCATCACGGCAGCAGAGAACAAGAAGAACACCCAGGTGGTGATCGACGACTGGATGCTCGGCCCAGAGAAACCAAGCAACGAGCCAACGGCCAACAAGGTCTACTGGGTTGCACTTGGCAAGGCCATGCAGGTGGACGAGAAAGAGGCCCGTCGTCGTCGCTGCTCCAACTGCGAGTATTACGACAACAGCACCTACAAGCAGGCCTTGATGGAGCGCATCCCGCGCAACGATTGGGACACCGACGCTGGTTTCCGTGGCTTCTGCCGCAAGTTCGATTTCATCTGTCACGACCTGCGTTCCTGCCAAGCCTGGGAAGAGCGCGACTTTGAGATGGATTGACAGGCAGTGCAAATGTGGGAAAATACAGGTGCTGAGCCTATCGAGCCGCCAGCAGCTCATCGCCACTTGGAGGGTAGAGCATGACTGGTACGGATAGCCTCAAACAGAACCTGCAACAGGTTCTGGCGCTGCCTGCACCGGCCATTGAGTGGCTGCTGATGCTGTGGAACGCGATCCAGGTCTTTGACGACGTGGCAGACGGCGATCCAGTCGAGCGCAGCGATCTGAATGCCGCCATCTGGAACACCCTGGTGGCGATGAATCAAAACACCTTCTTCCTGCAGAATTCCCCTGTCCTGGTGCCATGCGTGGCATCCATGGTCTTGAAGTGGCAAGCATCCGACCGCGCTGAGCGTGCCGGGCTTGCCGATGCACGCTCCTACATGTGGCGTGCTGGGTACTATGACGTGGTCTTGATGGCCATGCAGCTTTGCCATGGCGCGAAGTTTGCCAACGAAAATGCCCACTTGGTCATGGAGCTGTATGGCGAGACGTTTGAAGAATACATGAAGGAGTTTGGCCATGCCTGATCCAATTACCGGCCTAATCGTCGGCGGCACACAGCTCGTCGGCGGCCTGATGCAAGCCGACGCAGCAGGTGAAGCTGCTGGCATTCAAGCTGCTGCCAGTCAAGCTGGCATCGAAGAGCAACGTCGCCAGTTCGACATGGTGCGCGAGCTGCTGAAACCATACGTCGAAGCTGGCGCTCCGGCACTTGCAGCGCAGCAGGCCATGCTTGGCCTTGGAACCCCAGAAGCCGAGGCTGCCCAGATTGCGGCCGCTGAGCGCTCCCCAACATTCCAGGCCATGCTTCGCACCGGAGAGGAAGCCTTGCTGCAGCGTGCATCGGCCACTGGTGGCCTGCGTGGCGGCAACGTCCAGGCTGCCCTGGCTCAGTTCCGGCCGCAGCTGCTGGCGCAGGAGCTTGAGAACCGATATAGCCGCCTTGGTGGCCTGACCGCACTTGGCCAGCAATCCGCTGCCGGTGTCGGAACGGCTGGCATGGAAACCGGATCTGCCATCGCTCGACTGCAAGCAGAACGCGGCGCAGCCCTGGCTGGTGGCGAGCTTGGCCAGGCCAAAGCCTTCAGCGGCCTGCTGAACCTACCGGCCAAGGTGCTTGGCGCACAGTATGGCGCAGGCGGCAAACTTGGCCTTGGCTTCGGCAGCCTATTCTGAGGACAAGAACATGCCAGCACCCTACGACTACTCCATCAATGTCCAGAGCCCTTTCGAGGCTGCCGTCAGCGGCCTGAAGCTGGGCGCGACCATCGCAGACATTCGCACGCAGCAGGAAGCTGCCGCTAAGGCTGCAGAACGCCAGAACATGCTCACCAAAGGCATGCAGGCGCTGATCAACAACCCGAACCCGACTGCACGCGACTTCACCAACATCGCCATGCTGCTGCCTGAAAAAGAGGCGGCCAGCATGCGTGCCAACTGGGACACGCTGAACAAAGACCAGCAGGACAACGAGCTGCGCTTCAGCGGCCAGGTCATGTCGGCATTCAGCTCTGGCGCACCGCAGATCGGCGTGAGCCTGCTTCGCCAAAAGGCCGATGCAGAGCGCAACTCTGGCCGCGAAGATCGCGCCAAGGCCTACGAGACCTATGCCCAGCTGGCCGAGACCAACCCCGGCGCTGCACAGAAGACCATCGGCATCATGCTGGCTGGTGTTCCTGGTGGCGACAAGGTGCTGGAATCCTCGATCAAGGCGCTTAAGGCCCCGGCTGAGATTCGCACTGGCGAGGCTGGCGCGACCGAGAAAGAGCTGGTCACGGCCAACACACCGACCCGCTTGGCCTTGGAAAACGCCAACACAGGCGCACAGATTCGCAACATCGACAGCCAGATCGCAGACCGTTCTGGCCGCCTGGCGCTCGACCGCGACAAGCTGCAGACCGATGTGGAGATGAAGCTGTTTGAGCTGAATCAGTCCGGCACCAAGCTGGACAACGATGCACGCAAGATCGTCAACGACGCCACCATCGCAGCAGTCGGCAACGAGCAGGCAGCAGGCCGCATGCTTGACCTGGCTGGCCGCATCGAATCTGCACAAGGCGGCAAGGGCGCACTGACCAAGGCCAGCGAGTGGTTCGCAGGAGCAACCGGACGTCAGGACGAGTGGACGCAGATGCGCCAGGAATACACCCGCCTGCGCAACACCCAGGCGATCAAGATGCTGCCGCCTGGCCCGGCAACCGACAAGGACATTCAGCTGGCGCTTAAGGGTTTTCCCGAGGAAACCGCCAACGCGGCCACCATCGCCTCGTTCTTGCGCGGCATGGCCAAGATGCAGCAGTTCGACGCAGCGGCAAAATCTGCCGAGGCTGAGTGGGTCAACTCGACCGGCTCGCTCGGCCGCGCCAAGACCGACATCAACATTGGCGGCATCCAGGTGCCTGCTGGCACGACCTTCGTGGACTTCATGCGCCAGTACGGCGAGCAACGCGCCCAGGGCTTGGCTGCACAGCAGGCCAACGTGGTCACCGGCCAGCGTGGCTACATGCGCTGGGCCAACCCGCAAACTGGCCAAGTTCCTGCACCCGGCACCATGGGCAGCGGCACTTTCCAGGTGCCTGGCCAATAAGGACAACAGATGGCGACACAAGCCCCAAACAGCTACAAAGACCCATTCTGGTCTGACCTGGCGTCCAGCACCGAGCAAAAGCTCGGCCTGCCGTCTGGTCTGCTCAAGTCGGTGCTGCTTTATGGCGAGCGCAGCAATGCCGACCAGGTGTCCGAGGCCAACGCCAAGACGCCATTCCAGATCATCCCGGCCACCCGCAAGGCTGTGCTGGACAAGTACGGCGTGGACGCCTACCTGAGCCCACAGAACGCTGCCGAGGCTGCTGGCCTGCTGCTCAAGGAATCCCTGCAGCGCAACAAAGGCGACATCAAGCTGGCCGCTGCCGAATACCACGGCGGCACCGACCCGAAAAACTGGGGGCCTCGCACGAAGTCCTACATCGAGCGCGTGACTGCTGGTGTCGGCCAGGAACAACAAGCCACGCTCCCTGGAGGTGGGGAGAGCACGTTTCAACGCGTCATGGCAGCCCGAGGTGGTGCTGGCGCTGCTGCTGGTGGCCCTGCTATGGCCCCTGGCTCGATTCAAAACATCTTCAACGCCTACAGCTCCGGCCAGATGACGCCTGAAGAGGCGGCAGAGTTCGAGGCCGACGTCCAGTCCGGCGCGATCATGCTGCCCCGTGGCGCTGCCCTGCGTGGCCAACAGCCTGCGCCAGCCCAAGGCACCAAGCCCAGCACGCAAGTCGCTGAGCTGCCGCCTGCCGTTGTCGAGGCCTACAACACCGGCCGCATGACCCGTCAGGAAATGATGGACTTGGAGGCCGACGTCAAGAACGGAATGGTGCGTGCACCGGCTGGCATGCAGCTCAAAGGCACCGAGGCTCTGGGCGTGCTTGGCGGCATCCGTGAGGCCATCACTGGCACCGAGCGCGAAACGCCCACAACTCAGGCGCTGCCTGATTGGGCATCGATGCCGGAGCTCAACACCTTCAGCATGGCTAGCTTCAAGTCGGCCCTGGGCACGATGATGACCAACCCACAGGAAACTGTGCAGGTCATCCAGTCCAACTTCCCCGGCGTGCAAGTCAGCCAGGATGAGAAGGGCAACTTCGTGCTGCAGTCGTCGATTGATGGCCAGCTGTATGCCATCAAGCCCGGCTTCCAGGTGAGCGACATTCCCCGTGCTGCTGGCGCTTTGGCCGCCTTCACCCCGGCTGGCCGCGCTACCACGCTGCCTGGCATGGCCGCTGCCGCTGGTGGAACACAGGCTGCCATCGAGGCCACACAGGCTGCCACTGGCGGCCGATTCGACGCTGGCGAGGTGGCTACCACCGCTGCGCTAGCTCCCGTCCTCCCGGCCGCTGTGCGCGGCGTGCAGGCCGTCCGTGCTGCCCGTGCGCCTGTTGCCCCTGCTGCTGGCCCCACGGCCCCTGCTGGCGCTCCTATGGGAACGGCAATGGCTCCGGCTGCACCAGCTGCGCCTGTCCGTGCTGCCGCTGCCGCGCCTGAAGTCCAACCTTCTGCCATGCAAGTCACGCCACCAGCTGCTCCGGCTGCTGCCATGACCCCGCAGGAGCTGGCTACGACCGCACGCACGGCCGCCGAGGGTGGCATGGGCGCAACCCGCGCCACTTCCGTGCTGGCTGGCCAGGCCGCGCCCGACCCGAAGGTGCTGGAGGCTGCCCGACGCCTTGGCATCGACGAATACCTGCAGCCCGACCACCTGACCTCAAACCAGGCTTACCGCGAGCTGGCACAGGCCGTGAAGTCCATCCCTGGCAGCCAGACCCGTGCAGCCGAGATTCAGGGCCTTGAGCAAGTTGGCCTGCGTGCCGACCGCCTGATCAACGAGATCGGCGGCACGACTGACCTGAGCAAGCTCAACCAGGCCGTGCGCACGCAGCTCGACCAGACTGTGACCAACCTGTCCAATCAGGCTGATGACGCCTACAAGGCGCTGCGCACGCAGATTCCGTCGCAGACCCGTGGCGAGGCCACCAATGTTCTGGAATTCGTGCAGCGTCGCGCCGACGACCTGGACGGCGCTGAAAACCTGTCGGCCTTGGAGAAGATGGTGCGCAGCAAGCTGACGCCCAAGCCCATCAAGGACGAGGCTGGCAACGTGATCGGCACCCGTGCCCCGACCTACGCTCTGATCGATGACGTCCGGCGCGATGTTGGCGCTGCCGCACGCCAGGCTGGCCCGTTCGCTGATGCTGACACTGGCCTTGCAAAGCAGCTCTACCGCCTGATTGACGATGACCAGTTCGCACTGGCCCATGGCGCTGGCCAAGGTGAAAGCTACCGCCTGGCCAAGAGCCTGGTGCAGATGCGCAAGGGCTTTGAGGATGACATGGTGTCCCTGTTCGGCCGCCAGCTCGACCAGAGCCTGGTGGGTAAGCTGGAATCGGCCACCATGTCGTTGACCAAGGGCGATGCCGACAAGCTGGCCAAGATTCTGACCGCCATCCCGAAGGACATGCGCCAGATGGTCACGGCCTCGGCTCTGAATACCGCCTTCGGCAAGGCCACCCAGAACGGCGCTCTGAACTTCAACACCTACGCCAAGTGGTACGAAGGCCTGCTGGCCAACAAGCAAGCCTATGCCGCGCTGATGGCCAACCTGCCACAGCCTGCACGCAAGCAGCTGTCCGACCTGTACCGTGTGGCCAACAACGTGAGCAAGGCCACCCGCGAGCGCATCACCACCGGCCGCATCCAGGCCGTCCAGCAGGAGCTGCAAGGCGCTGACAACCTGCTGACCAACATCTACGGCGTGGCCAAGCGTGCTGCAGTCGGTCTGCCAATCGAGGCAGCCACATCGGCCGTCGGTTTGCCTGGTGCTGGCATTGCGTCAGGCCTGGCCGCTGCGCTGACCAAGACTAAGCCTGGCGCACTGAAAGCAGCTGATGAGCTGATCTCGTCGCCTGAATTCCAGCGCTTGGCTGTCGAGACAGTTTCCACAGGCAACCAACCGTCCAAGGCTACCGTAAAGGCTGTCTTGATGTCACAATCTTTCCAGAAGTTTGCCGACGCGGTGAAACTCCCACGCGAAATGAGTGCGCGTGAGAAGTTCATCGTTCAATCGCTGCAGGCCCAGGAGCAATTCGACCAGGAGAACCAGTAATGTCCGCACTCTCGATTCAACCCACCTATCCGATCTTCACGGACATTGATGGCCAGCCTCTTGAGGATGGTTTTGTCTGGATCGGCCAGGCCAACTTAGACCCGCAGGTCAATCCCATCAACGTTTTTTGGGACGCTGCACTGACCATCCCGGCAGGCCAGCCAATCCGCACGCTTGGCGGCTACCCGTCCAACAGTGGTACGCCTGCACGCCTGTACGTCAACAGCGATTACAGCATCCGCGTGATGAACAAGAACGGCAGCGTGGTGTACAGCGCACCGCAGGCGACTGAGCGATATAACGATGCAGTGATTACTGGGATTAATGCTGCAAACGTCATCTACGACCCAGCAGGAGTCGGTGCTGTTCAAACAAATGTTCAGCAGAGATTGCGTCAACAGACCAGTGTTTTTGATTTTATGACAGCTGCACAAATTGCAGATGTTCAAGCAAATACAGCTCTTTCTGATGTGACAGCTGCAATTCAAGATGCATTTGATCATGCTGGGAATAATGGCGGATCTGTATTTTTCCCGAGTGGCACGTATCGAACAAGTGCCGTGATCAGCATGCCTAGCAGCCCGTCCTGGGTTCCGTTTATTGTGCAAGGGTCTGGTGACTCGATCATCAAGTCAACGCACGATGGCGCCGCCATCAACGGCAATCCAAGTCAGAATTGGCAACTGCGTGGCTTGCAATTCGACGGCCCTGGCAAGACAGCTACTTCTTCCACTGGTTTCATTGGAAGCCTGACTCAAGGCTCCATTGAGTATTGCCAGTTCAAGAATTACTATAAGGGCATCAACATTGACAACACGATCATGGCCTACATGAATCGTGTGATCGTGACTGGCTGTGAGTTTGGTATTCATGGTGTTGAGACAACTGGCTCCAGCTTCATGAATCTGATCAACATCACCAACAGCTGGGTGTCTGGCTGCAATGTTGGTATCAAGGGCCAGACTTGGTTCTCTTGCACCATGACCAACGTTGTGTCTGAGTACAACACCACTTATGGTGGCCTGTTCAACGGCATCGCAAACATGACGATGGATGCAGTCTGGTGTGAAGGAAACCCAAGTGGAGATATGGAGTTCACTGACTCTTTGGTGACTTTCACAAACTGCAGATTCACTTCTGGGCAGCCGACCTTTATTTACACAGGCGGCTGGGGTGGTCTTCCTAAAACAAGGGCAGTTGCCAGCGGTGGAGCATTTTCTTCAGGTTATCTGTACATTGAAGCACATGATGGTGTAGACAACTTCACTACAGTTGCTCAGGTGCAGGCATTTGATGCGGTTTCCAAAGCACAAGTTCGCAACACAAATTACCCGAGCAACATTCAGCTTTGGAACTTCAATCCGACTGATGGATCGTCTGTGACGCCTGGTGAAGATGGTCTTTTGAATTTGCAGGTCAACAGTACAGACGACATCATTAACCTTGAACTTTTGAATGATGCCTATCCGAACAGTGGTCTTCCGACGATTGCATTTAGCAATTGGGGTGCAGGTAATGGGTACTCACCGAAGCTGAAGGCCAGCTTCAACAACATCTTGTTCCAAGGTGGTGGTGGCTTTGCTCCCGCAGGAAGTGGCTATTTCGCACCAGAAGATGATGGTGGCCCGAATCTTGGTGACGCATCTCTTCGCTGGGATACGGTCTATGCAGTTACTGGTGCGATCAACACATCTGATGCCAGCGAAAAACAACAGGTAAATGAACTGACAGATGCTGAGCGTGCAACTGCTGTTGCCATTAAAGGTCTGATTCGTTCATTCAAATTCAACAACGCAGTCGCTGAAAAAGGTGACGATGCCCGTATTCACTTTGGCGTGATCGCTCAAGATGTTCAACAAGCATTTGCGTCGAACGGGCTTGATGCATCTAAATATGGTTTATTTTGCGAAGACACTTGGAACGAGTACAACGGCAGAAAAGTTCCTGTTGATGCAGATGGGAAATTTGTGGTCACCACCTACACGCTTGATGGTGAGGATGTTCGTCCTGATAAGGATGGCAAGTTGCCAGAAGGTGCAGTCGAGCATGTTGAAAAGTTCGATACCATTTCCAAAACTCGCCTTGGTGTTCGATATGAAGAACTGCTCTCATTCGTGATTGCGGTTTTGTAAATAATTACTGGAGATCGATCATGTTGAAAACAGTTTCTTCAATTACAAACGCCATCGGCGCACTGAACTACAAGGGCACATGGAACGCCAGCACCAACACGCCAACGTTGGCTTCTGGTGTTGGCACCAAGGGAGACTACTACCAGGTCAGTGTCGCAGGCGCTACATCACTGGATGGCATCTCCAACTGGGGTGTCGGTGATGTGGCTGCCTTCAATGGCACAACATGGCAACGCATTGAAGGCGGTGCTGACCTGAATGGTGTCAACCTGTCTGTCTCTGGGACAAGCACACTGTCGGCTCTGACGGCCTCAACAGCACTTGCGCTGAATGCCAACAAAGAAGTCGTCAGCGTTACCAACACTGGTACTGGAAACAACGTTCTTTCTGCATCCCCAACATTGACGGGAAAGGCAATTATTCAACAGAATGGAACAGCAAATACATACAACCCAATGGTTTTGCTGTCTGACGGAACTTATCCGAATAGTGGAAGGCCAGCATATTCATTCAATACATTCTCTGGTGGTAATGGATATGAAACTGCGGTTGGTGGTGTTGGCCCAGGTGCTGGCATGTTTACACCAACAGGCTCTGGCATTGCCCCAATTCTTCGGTGGTATACAAATGGTTTTGGTGGAGAGACTTCTGCTGCCACAGATAACGCCTACTCCTGGGGTGCCAACGGTGGAAAGTGGTCTGCGATCTGGGCTGCCAACGGCACGATCCAGACCTCAGACATGCGAGAGAAGAACTCTGTCCAAGAATCTGCCCTTGGCTTGGACTTCATCAAAGCGCTGCGTCCTGTTTCCTACAAGTGGAATGTCGGGGGCAACAAGGTCGACTCAAAGGTGGTTGTTGACGAAGACGGCAATGAGCATGTAGAGCCTGTCGTCACTCCTGTGCCTGGAAAACGCACACACTGGGGCTTCTTGGCACAAGAGGTCAAGTCTGTAGTTGATGCCGCTGGCGTAGACTTTGGAGGATGGATTCTGTCTGATCCAGAGAATCCAGAAAGCCAGCAGTCGCTGCGGTATGACCAATTCATTGCTCCTCTGGTCAAGGCAGTCCAAGAGCAACAAGCGCAAATCGATTCACTCAAGGCACAAATTGCCGAACTGAAAGGAGCATGAAATGTCCACTAATTCCCAAATTGCATTCAACCCGCAAGGCGAGACCGTCGTCGTTGCAGCTGCGGCCGTTGCTCCTGCTGGAGTTCAGGCACCGGTTTATGAGAAGTTCAATCCACAAAACGCTGGCCAGTACCGATTCGTGAACGCAGGCAGCGACACGGTGTTTTTGGGCACTGGCCCGACTGCTGCAGCGGCCCAGGCCAATGCCGTGGCTCCTGTTGCTGGCAACCCGTCTCCAGCCATCGTGCTGGTGCCTGGTGCCGTGGAGATCATCCGCTTCAACAAGGACACCTACTTCAGCGGTCTCGCAGCTGGCGCGACCACCGTCTACGTCACGCCCGGCCAGGGCTTGTAATCGATGGAGTGTCCTGACATGGCGGAAGAGAAGGATGGCGGCATTGACCTCGTGAAGTATGGAGTTCTGTGGCAGCGCGTGCAGGACATGGACAAGAAGATGGACAAGATGGAGCGCCAGCTTGAGGAACTTGTGGCCCTGGCCAACAAGTCCAAGGGCGGCCTCTGGCTTGGAATGAGTATCGCATCAGGATTTTCTGTGCTGGTTGGCTTCATGGCCAGCCACTGGAAAGGTCACTGACCATGTATAAGCTCGGGCCTCGATCTGTGCAGCGGCTCAAAGGCGTGCACGAAGACCTGGTGAAAGTCGTCGAGCGTGCCATCGAGATCACGACGATCGACTTCACCGTGCTGGAAGGCCTGCGCACTCCTGAGCGCCAGAAAACGCTCATGGAGGCAGGCGCAAGCCAGACCCTCAACTCGCGCCACATCACCGGCCACGCGGTCGATCTTGGGGCCTGGGTGGATGGTGAGGTGCGCTGGGACTGGCCGCTGTATCACAAGATCGCTGCGGCCATGAAAGAGGCGGCCAAGCAGCTCGATGTGGCCATTGTCTGGGGTGGTGACTGGCGCACGTTCAAGGACGGCCCACACTTTGAGCTCGACCGGAGGAAATACCCATGATTCAAGCACTCGTCCCGGCGCTGGCCCCGATCATTGGACAGATCGTTGGAAACCTGTTTCCTGACCCGACCGAGAAGGCCAGGGCTGAGGCAGAGGCCATGCGCCAGCTGCTGAGCCACCAGGCTGAGATCGAATCGGCCGCAGCCAAGATCATTAACACAGAGGCGGCCAGCACCCACTGGCTGGCGGCCAACTGGCGACCACTTACCATGCTTGTGTTTGTAGGCCTGATCGTGGCCAGGTGGTTTGGCTGGGCTGCTCCTGGGCTGCAAGAGGCCGAATACCTAAAGCTCTGGAGCATCGTCGAGTTTGGCCTGGGAGGTTATGTTGTCGGCCGCAGCGTCGAGAAGGTGGCCCCATCCATTGCAGCAGCCATGAAGCGATAGCAGTTGTCTCCAGCGGCTTCGGCCGCCTTGCCCGGCCTTTGTGCCGGGTCTTTTTTATGACCGACGTTTCCGACCAAGCCACCATCCGAGAAGAGCAAGAGCGCGAGGCCTGCCTGACCTCCGCCAGGCAGCCACATCAGCGACTTGAGCCGACTGGCCTGTGCCACTACTGTGAAGAGCCTGTGGCCGCTGATAGGCGCTTTTGCGGCCCTGAGTGCCGAGATCAGTGGCAGGCTGATGCCAATGCCAGACAGAGGGCTGGAAAGCGTTAGGCGGAGTTCTTCTCGCGCAGCTTGGCTTCGATGGCGTGGGCAAAGGTTTGAATGTCGTCCTCTTGTTGCTCTCTGCCTTCGTCTTTGAACTCGATGTCGATTTCGATGGCAACTTGAATAGCTTCCTCATCCGTCAGCCCAACCCATTGCCGCTGTGCTGCGGGTGGGGTGTCCAGCATTTCCGCCTCACGATGCCTGATGCCGCTGATAAAAGCAGCCATCTCTTCTGGGTTTGCATTGTCGTAACCAGACTGCTCCAGAAGTTTTTGAACTCCAGCACGATTCAGTGTCACCGGCTCCTGCACAGGCGCTGCGGGTGGGGTGGTGCAAGCAAGAGACTCCAACCATGCGTGATAGGCAAAGGTCTTTTCGTAGTCCCCGCCACCAGCACGAAGAAATTGACCGCTTCGCAGCCACCATGCTTCAAAAGCAAGCTCGGTCACATCCTCCGGCTCCTGCTTCTCTGCTTGCTCGATGGCGGTGCGGAGGGCGGTGATGGCGTCTTGTGTCTGCGTTATTGGGCGCGTCTGTGCTGTGTGATATTCCAACGCCTCCAGCGCCTGCTTCATTGCTTCGATGCTCATAGGTTCTGTCCTTTCTGTGCACAAGGCCACGCATTCTTGAGTAGCCGATTGATGATCACATCTGCCGAGATGTGCCGCACTGCCGGGTTGTTTTCCAAGAACTGCTTGGTCATGTCGTATATTTGTCCTGCCGTGATGTTTTGCGGCCCGCAGAACGTCGCGCCAGACAGAGCATCGGCAACTCCTGTGACATACCCGATTGAGTTCATCTGCTTGCCGAAATCGCCATTCATTTCAGACAGTAACCTGTTTCCATCCTTGAACTCTGCCTGAGCACTTGCACAAGCAATGCAGGCAATCATGGACAAAATCTGTTTTTTCATTGCATCCTCGCTTGAATGGTAGATGGGTCGATGTGCATCATCTGCTGAAAATAGACCGCAAACGATGCCTTGGTGTCCGGCTGCAGTGGCATGGCCTGGATGCGCTCCAGAGCCTCCTGCATGGCGCTGTTCCAACCTGAGACGAACACCCATTGCGCGGCGTCCTTTGGAGACAGGCCAAGGTCGCCATACAGCTTGTCGTAGTGTCCGAGCGCGTCCATCAGTACGCATCCTCGGTCATGGCTTCCTCGATCTCCTGATCGATTCGACTGCGGTCGGCATCCGTGAGCTTGCGCTCCAGCCAGGCAGCTGGGCGGCCATTGCGGTCGAGCACTTCCCACTCGCACTCGCTGTAGCCGTAATAGTCCATGTCGCTGGGCGCGTTGTAGCTGTACGACCCGCGCACGCTCTCGAAGTGGGTCACCCGGATGATGCAGGGAATGCCTGCCACGCGGCTTTCGATCTCAGTCATTTGCACATCCATTCACCGTTGTAGGCTGGCCAACCGGCCTGGCCTTTTGTCTGCTTCCAGAGCTTGACCATCTCGCAGTATTGCTCGGCCTGGCGCTGCTCTTCCTCAAAGTCGGACTGGCCGACGATGCCCATGGCGATGATGAGGCCGATGGCAGCCAGGATGACGTGGTAGCGTTTGATCTGCATGGTGGTTTCCTTAAATCTTGAACTCGTGGGCCTTGAGGAAGGCGATCTCTTCCGGCGTTGCCAGGCACAGGGCCATCATGTGCTTTTGCAGGTAGGTCTGCAGCTTGGCGCGGTTGGAAGGTGTTGGGCACTTGCGGAAGGTTTCGATCAGCTTGTTCATGTTGGCTCCTTGGTTGCGATGACCGCATCTTACCACGAACACCCACAAGTAATGCAAGATTATTTTGTAAAGGTTATCCCTATAAGTTGCAGATTTCCACATCATGCGGCCTGCGCTTGCCGTCGAGCATGTCCTGGATGCGTTTCTCGGTCAGCCGGTGGCAGCGCACCATCGTCCTGGCTGGCAGCACGTCGATCAGCTCGGCGTAGTCGCGCAGGATCGAGCGCACGGCCACGATGCCTTCACCGTCCAGGCGTAGGGTCTGTCCGGACTTGCTGCGCTTTCCTGCCTTGGCCAAGGCCGTGATGGCGTCCATCAGCAGGCCGTTGGCGTCCTCGCAGACCTTCATCTCGACCACCAGCGTCTCGACCAAGTTCACGGCATCAGACACCAGACGCCAGTCGTCCGGCTGCGGATCGTCGCCTTGCTCGAGCTGGTGCAGGCCTTCGTACATCTTGGTGAGCTGGTGCGTCCGCCAAGCCTGCGGCAAAGGCTCGGTCGGACTGGCCAGCAGCTCGTCCATCATGGTGTACCGCTTGTGCCACTTGCGCTTCACACGAACTTCTCCAGCTCTGGCGCTTTGTAGTTCGGGCCTTTGCCGATCTTTCCGCCTGGCATCAGCACTGGCTTGCCGTCCACCAGTTTGGACTCGTTGCTGGCCAGCACCTCCTTGTCGGCCCCGTTCTTGTCGAAGTCCGCCAGGTAGGCGATGCCGTTGCCGGTCACTTCTGTGTCGCACAAGGCGTCCAGCGCGGCCACTTCCTTGCCGGTCTTGATGAAGGCCTGGGTGATGTTCTTCTTGAGGCTGGTGGCGATCAGGCGCAGGTCATCAGCAATGCAATCCAACGAGTGGTTGTCCTCCACGCAGTCGGTCTCGATGCACTCCAGCAGCTCGACGATTTCCTCAAAGTGCACGCCGATCTGGACGGACAGATGCGCAGGATTCAGCTTCTCCTTTCCGCAGGCCTTCAGCCAGGCCGCTGTGCGGTCGAAGTTGGTCGCCTCGGCCTCTGCCATCAGGCGCTCGTTTCTGGCCCGTAGCAGGCGGTTTTCCTGCTCCAGTTCGCCAACGAGCAAGTCCAGATTCATCTCGTCTTCGGTCATGTGTTTTTCTCCAAAAGGCTTTTGACTTCCTCGTACACATCATTTCTTGCAGGGTTGTCGGCTTCCCGCTTATCCCATCCTGCGTAGCGCATCTCGGTTTCGCAGCCACTCAGCAAGTCATACATCTCACGCAAGCAGTCTGCAGCCTTGCCATGCAAAGGCCACTGCATTGTCTTTTCTAGCATTAAGGCAATGCGTAGAGGCTTTGGCATCTTTCCAATGCGCAGCAGTTCTTCGGTGTCATCTTCGGATGCGTAGGTCATGGCTTGAACTCCAAAATGCTGAATGTTTTTTCCACTCGGTCGAAAAAGACCGCCAGCGCGGGACGGCACCCGCAGCCAGTGGCCTTGCAGACGGCCAGGTGCATTTTCGATGGCTTGAGGTACGCCATGAGCATGTGCCTGTTTTTGTCCATCAGTATCTCCAGACAGTGATCTCGACCACCCACAAACGCAGGATGAATTCATTGTCCTCGATGCCGACGGCGAACAGTGGCCAGCGGCGCTTGAACCACTCCACGTCGAATTGCCAGCCGCGCCTCATGATTTCACCTTGTCCAGCTCCAGCCGGATGTAGTGCAGCACCTGGGCGGACAGGCTGCGCGTGTTGCGCTCGGCCTCGGCCTTCAGCTTGGCCATGATCTCGTCCGGAAGGCGAACGGTCACGTATTGGGTCTTGTTCTTGCTGGTCATTCGACAATCCTCCAGTCATCGGACAGCACATCATTCACGCTTGGAACCCAAGTGCTGACTGTCTCATTGACGTTCTTGATGGCCATGTAAGCGTTGTATGGAACCATCGCGCCTTCTCCGAAGTGGCTCTTGGCTGCACCTGTTTGCACAGGGTAGCTGTTGGCTGGGACGTAATATGCGAACATCCCTTTGCCATTCCAGCCAGAGCGAGCGACCTTCTGGCCAGCCTTCATTGCCTCGATGGCTTGGCCAAACGTCATGCCTTCACATGGGCGGTATGCGCGGTCGAAAACGTCAGCAGGCGACCAGCTCACATAACCGGCGTAATGATCGGTGTTGCCTTTTCCGCCATCTACGTATTCAACAAGATATCCTTCGTCTGCCCCGTTTTCGTCGGCTGGCAAAGTCCACCCTCGGAAGTCGTTGTAGGCCTGCCGTGTCATTGGCTTGGCGTTGATCAGTTTGGTTCCAATGTAGCGTTTCATGCTGTCTCCTTTACGTCTTCAAACATATCTGCAGTCGCAGGCCCACCGGCCAGCTCGACCGGGATGCCACTGGTCAGCAGGCTCACCAGATCATCCTGGCCAGACACCTCGATGTCGAAGCGCGTCTGCGCTGCGTGCCGTATGGCTTGGGCCTGGTTGCCTGCGCGAATCAGGCGGTGTTTGTTGGTCTCCACGTCGGTGACCAGGTAAATGCGTGTGCTCATGGTTGCTCCAGTTGTCAAAAGGGAATATCGTCGTCCATGTCGTCAAAGCCTGAGCCTTGCGACTGTGGTGCTGCCTGTGGCTTTGGCTGCTGTCTCGGTTGGCTTTCTGCCTGCTCACCACCGGCCACAAACTCCAGGTCTGCGATGCGTGCTGCCATCTTGCTGGCCTGCGTGCCGTCGCCTTTGGTGTAGGTCTGGATGTGCACGTCCTCCAGGTAGGCCACGATCTGCTTGCCTTTGGTCAGGTACGGCGCGAGCGATTCCACACGCTGTCCCCACAGCGAGGCATCGACCCACTGCGTTGGCCGCTTGCCATCTTCGCCTTTCTTGCCATAGGTGAACGCCAGCGAGACGTTGGCCACCGCTGCACCACCTGGTGTGTATCGCACCTCGGCGTCTTTGCCGATGCGTGCCAGTCCATTTGCTTTCATGCTTGCTCCTTCAGTTTGTAGACCCGAACGACCCGAGCGTGGGCTGATGGGTGGGTTGCTTGACAGAATCCGATCGGCTCGAAGGCGTCACCCCTCAGAACCGCGCCCCAAGTGTTGTGGTGGTAGTCGTCCGGCAGCTCGATGAACTTCCGAACGTCGTTGATGGTCACCTGGCCAGCACGCTGCGCGATTGCCACCGCTGTGCTGCGTGCCTTGGCGATCCATTCCTCGCGGCCAATGGACACGCGAGCGATGCCTGCGTCTCGAAGGTCGCGGCCGTTCATGATGCGTCCTTGTAAGATTTGATGAACTCGACCTCGCGCTCGATGTCTTCCAGGAACTTCACCACCTCGGTCTCCAGCTCCTTGATGGCCTTGTCGTCACGCACCACCCGGCGAATGACCATCTGCGCGTTTTCTGGAAAGTCTGGGTTGTAGGACACGAAGTCGCACCACTCGCGCTCGGCAATCCAAAGCTGGCCTTGCACCTGCCAGCGGTAGGCTGTCGGGCACTTGCCTGCCTCCAGGCGTAGATACTCCAGGTGCGTCTTTGGCATCGGGCACTTGTATTCGGTCATGCCGTTATTGCCGACAAGACCGTCAGGGCTGACACCGACCTGCAGAGTGTCGTGCATGCAGAATCCAATTTCCTCGACCAGCTGGCCTGTGCTGGCTTCATACGCCAGCCTGGCCAAAGGCTCGCGCTCTGTGCCCTGCTCCATTGCAAACGTGGTCTTGAACTCGTCACGCACTCCGGTGATGCGCTCCAAGGCCAAGGCCGTCAGATAGGTGGCGCGGGTTGCTCCACCACCCTTGGCCATGATGTCGCTGAACTTGGAGCCGGACGGCACGCCAACACGCGCCTGCTTCCATTCCTCTGTCCCTTGGTCGGCTGTGATGATTCTCATGCTGCCTCCTGCTCGTCAGCGGCTTTTGCCGCTTTCTTGAGGGCTGGGCCTTGGGCTTGCCAGAACGCGGCCTTGTGCGCCGACTTGGGCAGGGCCTGGAATGCTGAGACAAGTGCCTCGTTTCCTTGCAATGCAGCCTCACGCATGGCTGGCAGCGTCTCTGCTTCGTATTCTGGATAACCGTCCAGCTGCTTTGGTGTTTTCTTGCTGGTGGCTTGGCCGTCGTCGTCCTCTGGCGCAATACCGCAGGCGGCCATCAGGCTGTAGCGGCGTGCATAGGTCAGGGCACTGCCGTATCCCTGGGCGTCATGCTTGACCGCAGGCACATGCAGTTTGCCTGCTGAAAACACCTCGCCAGATTCGTGAATGAAGATCGTCTCTACCAGGATTCCAGATTCACATTCATGGGTTTGCTGCATCAAGGCGATGCCGTTGTTGTTCAGCCCATCGATGACGGCCTCAATGCAGTCACCCAGGTCTGCATACTTGGCCTTCAGGTGTGGATTGGTCTTTGTCTTGAGCGCAGGCCCGAATGCTCGCTGGGCCTTGACCAATGCTGCTGCGATCTCTTTCATGCTGTCTCCTTGGTTTTCATGCTGTTTGCGATGGCCTCGATCAGTTCCTGGGCCTGCTGGGGTGTCATGTCGATCCGAACGCTGCCGCCTCGGATGTGCACGCCCATCGAGATGTATTCCTCGTTAGGGCTGATGATGACGGCGTTGCCGTCGTTCACCGTGATGTAAAAGTCGTCTTGCATCGAGTTCACCTTTCGTGGTTGGTTGTTGGTGAAACGAATCATAGCATAGTGCAAGAGGATTTTGTGCGATCGGCAAAAAATATTTTTGCACGAATCATGCAAAATCGTGGTAAAGTTTGAGGCATGAAGAAAGACGACCAATATTTCGCACAGGTGCTGGCCTTTGCCCGTGAGAGCCTCGGCTCCTACAAGGCAGTGGCGCAGGCCTTGGGAGCCACCAGTGGCCAGGCCGTAGAGGCTTGGACGCGCAATGGCGTGGCGCACAAATGGCGGCCGGTGCTGGACAAGAAGTTCGGCCCAGGCTTCAGAAAATCCTTGAATGGCCTTTTGGTCTGAGGTAGAGTGATGCAAGACCCGGCTAGGGTGGGAGTAGCTACCCACCCGAAAAGCGAACCTCCCGCCTGCCGTCAGTCTTCTTTCAGGAGGGTTTGCGAGGAAGTGCGATGCACTATTACAAAAGAAACCTAGGCGACTACGCCAAAAAATGCGGACGGCTGTCCATGTTGCAGCACGGTGCGTACACGCTTCTGATCGATTCGTGCTACGACCGTGAGAAGTTCCCAACGCTTGAAGAGGCCATCGAGTGGACTTGGGCCAGCACCGAGGCTGAGATCGAGGCGGTCAAGTTCGTGCTCAGCCGGTTTTTCAGGCTCGACGAGGATGGCCAGTACGTGCAGGAGCGCATCCTGGCCGAGCTGCTGGACTACCACGCCAAAGCCGACAAGAACAAACAGATCGCATTGGATCGTGAAACGAAGCGTAGAGAAAAAAGCACGAAGCGTACACCAGTCGTAGACGAAGCGCCACCTAACCAAGAACCAATAACCATAAACCAAGAACCAGTAAAGAAGATGCAGCGCGGCACGCGCTTGCCAGCAGACTGCCTTCTGCCATCAGACTGGTTTGAGTTTTGCAAACAGGAACGGCCAGACCTTGTGCCCCGGCAGGTGTTCGACGAGTTCAGGGACTATTGGATTTCCCAGCCTGGCCAGAAGGGCGTCAAGACCGATTGGGACGCCACCTGGCGCAACTGGGTGAGAAGGCAGAACCAGGCCCGGACGGCTGGCCGCACTGAGCACAAGCACGCTGCAGCAGCTCGGGCAATCTTTGATGGGGTGTTCGACAATGAATAACCTCGCCACCCTTGCACAGCAGGCCATCCAGCACGCTGGCCAACAACCCGCACCTAAAGGCGACAACCCGACGATCCGCAAGCTGTTTCTGATCTTGCATGGGTCTTACGGCAGCCTGTTCACCACCAAGTTTTCCACAGGCGAGCGCGACGCCAACGGAAAGGACAAGGGCATCCGGGCTGCGATGCTGGTCTGGGAATCTGCCCTGGCCAAGTATTCACCGGACACGATCGAGACGGCCGCCAAGCGACTGGCCGACGAGTGCCCGGACTTCCCGCCAAACCTGCCGCAGTTCGAGTCGATCTGCCGGGCGGTGATGCCGCGGCAAACCTTCAGCGACGACCAGCCGCGGCGACTGCCACCGCCAGAAGCCAAGCCGATCGGCCCGATCGAGTTTCAGGCCATGAACGACGGCAAGGACTGGGCACGCAAGCTGCTGGCCAGACAGGCAGCTGGTGACCGCGTGAGCCTGGGCAGCATCGAGTGCGCAAAGAAGGCGCTCAGAATTCAGGAGGGCGAATGACATGCACAGCCTGCCAAGCCCACTCCACGAACCCGCTGTCCGGCCAGTATCACTTTGGGTGCCTGGAGTGCTGCACACGGCTGGTGCTGAGCGCCCGGCCGAACAAACAGGCGGCAGCCGGGATGCTGGCGGCCATCGACAGGTTCCCGCAGAACCCTGGCCGGGAGCGCATCTTGGAATCCGTCCGCCAGGCATTGACGAAACACCCCTCAGCCTCGACGAGTGCTGGATCGCAGTCCGGGAGTGCTTGACATGACCGAACGCCAAAGATTCACCCTCTGGGAGCCTGTGCAGGCCCACAAAGTTCTGACGCAGCAGATCTGGCCGCTGCTCAAGTCGCTGCTGATGGCTGGCCATCGCATGGTGGTGGAGATCAAGCCAGAAACCCGCACACTCGCACAAAATGCGCGTTTGTGGGCGATGCTGACCGATGTGGCCAAGCAGGTCGACTGGTACGGCCGCAAGCTGAGCGCCGAGGAATGGAAGCACGTGATGACCGCCTCGATGACCAAGCAGGACGTCGTGCCTGGCATCGATGGCGGCTTTGTGGTGCTCGGCAAGTCCACCAGCAAAATGACCAAGCCCGAAATGAGCGAGCTGCAGGACTTGATCGAGGCCTTTGGTGCGCAGCAGGGCGTGCGCTTCACCGCGCCAGAATATGTAGACCCAGAGACTGGAGAAATCACATGAACCGCGAAGACATCATCCGCATGGCGCGGGAGGCTGGGCTTGCTTGGGTAGACGGGCTGAACGGCGCTGGGTACGGAATCAATACGGTATCCGACCTTGAACGCTTCTTCCAAGCCGCCTACGCCGCAGGAGCAGCAGCAGCCACAGAGGAAGCCAACCGCCGTGCCAACGCAAGCTGGTCGTTGATGTGCGAAAAGATGGTTGCAGCAGAGCGCGAGGCTAACAGTAAAGTGCGTGCCGGTAAGCCGCGACAACTTCCACGGCGGGGCATGGGCATTTTGCATGGTGAGCAGCAGCACTGTTTTGAAATGGGATGGAAGGAAGGTGCCGCCGCCGTCCGCGCCGCCATCCGAGCAAGGAGCAATGCGGAATGACCACAAACGCTGAACGTAAACACATGAACAAGGTGGCCGAACTTGGCTGCGCTGTATGCTGGCGCATACACGGCCCACATGAGCCAGGCCCTGTGGAGCTACACCATCCTCGGCACGGCACTGGCATGGGCCAGCGTGCCAAGCACATGGACGTGATCGGCCTTTGCGTGCCACACCACAGGGGAAACCTTGGCGTGCACGGCCTGGGCACCAAGGGCTTTGCCAAGCACTACGGATTCACCGAGGCCGACCTGCTGGCCGAAACACTGGAGCGACTGAAATGACCGACATCAACGAAATGCTGGCTGGACGCCAGGAGCGCTACGGCAGCTTCAAAGGCCATGCCGAAATCAGCCAGGTGCTTAAGCAGGTGATTCACTCGGCCGCCAAAGCTCGCGGCAAGGAGCTCGATCACGACCAGCTTGAGGCCTTGGACATGATTGCCCACAAGATCGCCAGGATCATCAACGGCAACCCGAACTATGCCGACAACTGGATCGACATCGCAGGCTACGCCACCCTGGTGGCCGACCGGCTGGAAGGCGACAATGGAGCAGCTTGAAACCCTGTGGCCCGTCCTGCTGACCATTGCACTTGTTGCACTTGGCCAGTGGTGGGCTGTCCTGGCGCTGTACGCTTGGCTGATCTGGACGAGGTGGAGATGAAAATCATCCTTCCCTGGCCACCCACCGGCCTGTCCCCAAACGCAAGAAACCACTGGGCCAAGACCGCCAAGCTCAAAAAGCAATACCGAGAGCTCTGTTTCTGGCAGGCCATGGAGCAAGGCGCACGCCCGATCCAGTCCGCCAGCCTGCACCTGACCCTGACGTTCTACCCGCCAACCCGCAGGCAGTACGACCTGGACAACGCCCTGGCACGCATGAAAGCCGGTCTCGATGGCCTGGCCGACGTGCTCAAGGTAGACGACAAACACTGGACGCTGACCATCCGCAAGGGCGAGACGGTCGGCGGATTCGTAGAAGTTCACATCGAAAGGCCCACAGAATGATCCCGCTTACCTTTGAAACATGGCCGATAGAACGGCTGACAGAGTACGCACGCAACCCGCGCAAGAACGACCACGCTGTGGACAAGATCGCTGCAGCCATCAAGGAGTTCGGATTCCGTGTTCCCGTGGTGGCCAAGTCGGATGGACTGGTGGTCGATGGCCACTTGAGACTGAAGGCAGCCAAAAAGCTCGGCATGGCCGAAGTGCCAGTGATTCTGGCTGATGACATGACAGAAGCGCAAATCAAGGCGTTTCGCATTAGCGTCAACCGCATGGCCGAGTTTGCCGAATGGGACAACGACCTGCTGGCGCTGGAGTTCGCAGAGCTGACCGACATGGGCTTTGATTTGGACTTGACCGGATTCACGGCAGACGAGATCGACGCACTGACGCCTGTGCAGGTCGAGGAAGGCCTGACCGATGAGGACGCCGTGCCGGATGTCCCTGTCGATCCGATTACCGTGCGCGGTGATGTCTGGGTATTGGGAAATCACCGACTAATGTGCGGGGATAGCACCGTGTTGTCAGAAGTCGATCGTTTGCTTGAGAACCGCAAGGCTGACATGGTTTTTACCGATCCACCTTATGGTGTCGCGTATGAAGGCGGCCACAACAAGAAAAAGCGCCAAGGAATCATTGCCGACACATTGGAAGGAAAAGATCTGACGGGCCTGTTCTATGGTGCGCTGGCTGCAGCAATCCCATGCACTAAAGATGGTGCGGCTTTTTATGTCTGGTACGCCTCTGGCAAGAGCATTGAGACATTTGCGTCATTGGCGCAGTTGCCTCTTACTTTGCGGGCGGTCATCCAGTGGTACAAAGTCAAATCCGGCCTTGGGGCTTTCATGGCCCAATATATCCCCAACTGCGAGCCGTGCATGTACCTGCACAAGACTGGATGCTCTCCTGCCTGGTATGGCCCCAGCAACGAGAAGACGGTCTGGGAGCTGAAAAAGGAGCCGCGCAACGATTTCCACCCGACACAAAAGCCCGTTGAGCTGCCAGAGCGAGCCATCCGCAATAGCAGCAAGCAGGGAGATGAAATCCTCGATCTGTTCGGTGGCAGTGGATCAACATTGATCGCCTGTGAGAAAACAGGACGCCATGCCAGACTGATGGAGCTCGATCCGAAGTATTGCGATGTGATTGTGAAGCGTTGGCAGGATTTCACAGGCAAAATAGCAACTCACGCAGAAACTGGCGAACCTTTCGCGGAGGTTACAAATGGCAAAGCAAACAGCTGAAAAATCGACCCGGCTGCCTAAAAAAGAGGCAGTCGAACCCAAAAAGAACGGCGGCGCACGTCCTGGCGCTGGCCGCAAACCCTTTGAACCGACCGATGCCGAGCGCAAACAAGTGGAGGCGCTGTCCGGCTACGGCGTGCCGTTTGAGCAGATCGCGGCGCTTGTCCGGGACGGCATCCATGTGGACACGCTCCGGGAAAAGTTCTCGACCGAGCTGGTGAATGGCAAGGCCAAAGCGAATGCCCAGGTTGGCAAGGGCATTTTCCAGAAAGCCATGGCAGGCGACACGACGGCGCAAATCTGGTGGTCGAAGTGCCAGATGGGCTGGAAGGATGTGCAGCGCCACGAGGTGACCGGCAAGGATGGCGCACCGATTGCCGTGGCCACCCTGGACGTTTCCAAGCTGGGCACTGAGGTGCTGGCTCAGATCATGGCCGCAAAAGATGCAACTGACGGAAGCTGACCTGCTGGCTGTCGAGCGCGAGCTGTGCCGCAGGTCGCTGGCCGAGTTTGCCAAGCGTGCATGGCGCGTGCTTGAACCGGCTGCCGAGCTGAAGTGGGGCTGGGCGCTGGACGCCATCTGCCTGCACCTTGAGGCCGTGACCAAGGGCGAGATCAATCGCCTGCTGATGAACGTGCCACCCGGCTCCATGAAGTCCCTGCTGACCGGCGTCATCTGGCCAGCTTGGGAGTGGGGCCCTCGGGAGATGCCCGAGATGCGATTTGTCGGCACGGCCCACGAAGAGCAGCTGGCCATCCGAGACAGCCGACGCTGCCGCGACCTGATCAAGTCCGACTGGTTCCAGAAACTCTGGCCGATTGAGCTGCTGGCCGATTTGGACGGCAAGCGCGAGTTCGGGAATACCCGCAAAGGCGTGCGCCAAGCCCGTGCCTTCACCAGCATGACCGGCGTGCGTGGCGACCGCGTCATCCTGGACGACCCGATCAGCGCCGACAATGCCAACAGCCAGGCCAAGCTGGAGGCGGCCAAGATCGCCTTCACCGAGACGCTGCCAACCCGCGTCAACTCCGACAAGTCGGCCATCGTGGTCATCATGCAGCGCCTGAACGAGAAGGACATCTCCGGCGTCATCAAGGACATGGGCCTGCCTTACGTGCACCTGTGCATCCCGATGCGCTTCGAGCCTGAGCACCGCTGCACCACCAGCATCGGCTGGACTGACCCGCGCACCAAGGAAGGCGAGCTCATGTTCCCCGAGCGCTTTGGTGAAGCCCAGGTGTCCGAGCTGGAGAAAACCCTCGGCCCCTACGGCACGGCTGGCCAGCTCCAGCAGCGGCCTGCGCCCCGTGGCGGCGGCATCATCAACACCGAGTGGTTCAAGTATTGGGCCAGCGTCCCGCAGCTGGAATTTCGCTTCATCACCGTGGACACGGCCCAAAAGACCGCCGACCACAACGACTGGTCTGTGCTGCAGTGCTGGGCGCGTTCGACCGTTGGCCAGGCAGTCAAGATCGACCAGGTGCGCGGCAAGTGGGAGGCCCCCGAGCTGCTGATCAACGCCAGGGCCTTCTGGCTCAAGCACCTGAACGACATGCGCCCTGTGGCCCAAGGCTCTGCCCTGCGCGGCATGTACGTGGAAGACAAGGTGTCCGGCACCGGCCTGATCCAGACCTTGCGGCGCGAGGGCATCCCTGTGGTGGCCGTGCAACGCAGCAAGGACAAGATCAGCCGAGGCTACGACGCGGCCCCGTTCATCGCCTCGGGCAACGTGGTGCTGCCGCAGGATGCGCCATGGCTTTCCGACTTCCTGAGCGAGGTTGCAGCTTTCCCGGCTGGCGCTCATGATGACCAGCTCGACCCGATGTTCGACGCCATCAACCTGGTGCAGCGTCTCCCGGCCAACCGGACGGCAACGGTCAAACCATTGCCTACTGTGAACAAATGGTGAGAAAATACTTGAAACGAGGGCAAAAATATGGCACGCATTTCAAGAGATCAGCGACTGGCTAACGTACACGCCGAAGCGCTCGCGCAGTTCGACAACGTTCAGTCAGCGCTGCGGGACGAAAGGCTGCAATGCCTTCAAGACCGACGCTTCTACAGCTTGTCCGGTGCGCAGTGGGAAGGCCCACTGTGGGACATCTACGAGAACAAGCCGAAGTTCGAGGTCAATAAGATCATGCTGTCGGTCATTCGCATCATCAACGAATACCGCAACAACCGCATCACCGTGGACTTTGTGGCCAAGGACGGCAGCAAGGCCGACAAGCTGGCCGAGACCTGTGATGGCCTGTATCGCGCCGATGAGCAGGACAGCGTGGCCGATGAAGCCTACGACAACGCCTTCGAGGAAGCTGTCGGTGGTGGCTTTGGTGCCTGGCGTCTGCGCACCTCATACGAGGATGACGAGGACGAGGACAACGAGCGCCAGCGCATCCAGATCGAGCCGATCTTTGATGCCGACAGCTCCGTGTTCTTCGACCTGAACGCCAAGCGCCAGGACAAGGCCGACGCCCGTTTCTGCTACGTCATTTACTCGATGACCTATGAGTCCTACAAGGAAGAGTGGAACGACGACCCGACCAGCTGGCCCAAGATCATCCACCAGTACGAGTTCGACTGGTGCACGCCTGATGTGGTCTACATCGCGGAATACTACAAGGTCGAGGACGTCACCGAGACCATCCGCATCTTCCGCAACATCGACGGCACAGAGGAACGATACCGCTCCAAGGACTTCGAAGACGATCCAGAGCTGGAAAACACCCTGGCCGCCATTGGCAGCCAAGAGGTGCGCCAGCGCAAGATCAAGTCGCGCAAGGTGCACAAGTACATCATGTCCGGTGGCCGCATCCTTGAGGACGCTGGCTACATCGCAGGCAAGTGCATCCCGATCATCCCGGTCTATGGCAAGCGCTGGTTCGTGGACAACGTCGAGCGCTGCATGGGCCATGTGCGCCTGGCCAAGGATGCGCAGCGCCTGAAGAACATGCAGCTGTCCAAGCTGGGCGAGATCAGCGCCCTGTCCAGCGTCGAGAAGCCCATCCTCACGCCTGAGCAGGTCGCTGGCCACCAGGTCATGTGGGCAGAGGACAACCTCAAGGACTACCCTTACCTGCTGATCAACCCGATCACCGGCCCGGATGGCAGCCAGACCGTCAGCGGCCCCGTGGCGTACACCCGCGCCCCGAACGTGCCTCCGGCCATGGCAGCCCTGCTGCAGGTGACCGAGCAGGACATGCAGGACATTCTGGGCAACCCGCAAGGCGCGGACAAGCTGGTGTCGAACATCAGCGGCAAAGCCGTGGAGATGATCCAGCAGCGCCTGGACATGCAGACCTTTATCTACATGAGCAACTTTGCCAAGGCCATGAAGCGCTGCGGTGAGGTCTGGCTGTCGATGGCCAAGGACATCTACATCGAAGAAGGCCGCACGATGAAGATCATCAACGAGGACGAGAGCACTGGAACCGTCACGCTGATGCAGCCAACCATCGACCAAGAGACTGGCGAGGTGAAGATGGCCAACGATCTGAGCATGGCCAAGTTCGATGTGAACGTCGAGGTCGGCCCGTCCAGCAGCTCCAAGCGTGCCGCGACCGTTCGCGCCCTGACCGGCATGATGCAGATCACGCAAGACCCAGAAACCCTGCAGGTGCTCGGTGCTATGGCCATGATGAACATGGAAGGCGAAGGCATCAGTGAGGTGCGCGACTTCTTCCGCCAGCGCCTGATCCGCATGGGCGTGGTCAAGCCGACCGAGCAGGAGATCGAGGCACTCATGGCCGAGGCAGAAGCCAAGGGCCAGCAGCAAGACCCGAACGCCATCTTCCTGCAGGCTGCAGCCGAAGAGGCCGTGGCCAAGGCTGCCCAGGCACGCGCCAACACCATCAAGACCGTGGCAGACGCAGAGCTGTCCCGAGCCAAGACGGCCGAGACCTTGGCCAAGACTGGCGAGATCGATCAGAACATGGCGCTGACCGCCACAGAGGCGATTCAGCAGGCTGCGCTTGGTGAACAAGTGCAACCCGTTGTCAGATGACAGCGTTTTAGTGGAGAATGTGGTTATACGGAATCCCACCCAGCCGTTTCAAATGGGTGAGTTAAATGGGGTATTTGAATGAACAAAAAGGCAGAATTTGGAGATGAGAGCAACGACGACGAAACCGTAGTGGTCGAAGATCAGGAAGAGGAAATCGAGACTGAGCAAGTGGCTGGTGAGCAAGATTCCACCGGCGACCAGGACGAATCCAACACTGACGACAACGAAGGCGACGACGACGAAGTGATCGTTTCCATTGGTGAGGAAGCGCCACCTCCCGATGAGCACGCTCAGGCACCTGGTTGGGTGAAAGAGCTGCGTAAGGCAAACCGTGAGAAGGAAAAACGCATTCGAGAACTCGAAGCGAAGCTGAACCAAACGACTGAGAAAAAGCCGGTCGCACTTGGTGCAAAGCCGAAGCTGGAGGACTACGAATACGACGCAGACCGATTCGAGACTGCACTGGCAGACTGGTTCGAGCGCAAGCGCCAAGCCGACGCCGAGGTTGAAAAATCTCGCCAGGCCGAGCAAGCGCAACAACGAGCCTGGCAGGAAAAGCTCGAAGGGTACGGCAAGGCGAAAGCTGAGCTGCGCGTGCGAGACTTTGAGGACGCCGAGGCTGTGGCCCAGGAACTCTTCAACGTCACGCAACAGGGCGTCGTGCTGCAAGGCGCGGACAATCCGGCACTGGTGATTTACGCACTCGGCAAGAACCCAAAGAAGGCGGCAGAGCTGGCCAAAATTGAAGACCCCGTAAAGTTTGCCTTTGCGGTAGCGAAACTGGAGAAGGAATTGAAAGTTACGAACCGTAAGGCAGCCCCTGCACCCGAAAGGATGGTCAGCTCAACTGGCCGAGTTTCTGGCGCTGTGGACTCAACCCTCGAACGGCTGCGTGCTGAAGCTGAAAAGACTGGAAACTACACCAAGGTGCTCCAGTACAAGCGACAGAAAGCAGCTAAAAACTGACATTTTTTGAAATAGGAGCCCATCATGGCCAATAGTTTTTCCAAAGAAGAACGCGTAGCGTTCGAAGACCTCCTCGAAGGTTTCCAGGACGCCCTGGTGCTGTCCCGCAACGTCTCGATCTACCAAACCGATCAGACGATGATGGAACGCGCCAACAACACGATCTGGCGTCCCCAGCCCTACATCGCTCAGTCGATCAGCAGCACTCCTGGCACGCCGATTCCCGGCTACCAGGGCATGACGCAGCTGGCCGTGCCTGCGACCCTGGGCTTCAGCAAGACCGTGCCTTGGGAAATGACCTCCCTCGAACTGCGCGATGCCCTGCAAGAAGGCCGCCTGGGCGAGTCC